CGGCTGGGGCTACACGCCGGGTGTCTCGCAGTATGACGAAGAGGTGATCCTGCCGCTGGAGAAGCGGCCGAACTATTTCATTGGCGAGAGCGGCAAGTTCCTCGGCGGCGCGGGCAAATACGGCATCTTCCTTGGGGTCCAGCTTCCACTCCGGACGATCAGCATCGGGCGCAGTGGCTTCCTCGATTTCTACCAAGGGAAGGCACAATACCAAACGATCTTCCCGCAGGAGGAGCTGCTGAATGTGCGGCCGGAATACGTTGCGATCCGGCATCCGCGCAGACCGACCGAGCTGTATGCGGCAAGGGGTGAGTACCTGTCGCGGCCGTCCAAGCTATGTTCTCATCTCGTGGCGTCGTCGCTTGAGGTAGGCCCGCCGCAGTTCGGCCGCGCAACCGCTAAGGGCTTTGCCGGCGATGACTTGGAAGTCAACTCGCCCGTGATCGGCGTCGGTGTGCTCAAGCAGCGTCACGTGATCGTGGCGAACAACCTAGTGACGTCGATGCTGTGGTTCGGCGAACCGGGCTACCGCATGAAGAACGCGACAAACCTGAACACATCGTCTCCGGTGTTCGGAACGGCGTTGCTGCGGTACTCGGCGTTTGCCGCTCCTGCGTCGGCGGGACATCCGACGTTCACGGTTCCTGTGTTCAAGCAGGGCCACAAGCTCAACTCGTTTGCGATCATCGTTTCCGCGCCAACATTCACGCGTCCTGGCTATGCAATCCGCACGGTCAACATGACGGTCGGCTCGCCGGTCCTCGGCGCGCCCGTCCTGACCCATAACTTCTAAAACACATGCCAATCCAACAGATCGTTCCGCGCGATTTCAGCACGGGCTCGCCAGAGCTCGGGCTGACGCGTGTGCGCGGAGGACGGCCAACAGGCAAGTTCTTGCCGCGCTCCAATGCGTGGCAGTTCATGTACGAGCGGTTCTACTTGTTTGATGCCGACCGAGCGCCGGACCAGCGTGCGGCGTCGTACTACATGGGGGCTTGCCGCTTTGGCATCCACAAGTACACGGCGGAGGCGCTGATCAAGATCACGGCTGACATGCCGCAGTTCTACGTTTCAACCACGCGCTACCTACGCGGGTTCTTCCGACCGAAACAGAATGAAGCGATCCCGCGATTGCTGCGGGGCGTGCGCGCCAGCATGGCCGTTCGCGACACGATCCTTGTCGACACGACCGTGACCAGGACCATCCAGCTCCGCGACGTGCGCGTCCCAGACGGGCGTCACTACGTCGGCGAGCAGACCGAGAACTAGCCTTTGAAGCTCTGCAAGTACGCGGCCATGGTGATTAGCAGATCGGGATCGTCCTGCGCGGCACCAATCGCGATGTTGCAGGTCGAGCAAAGAATGCCACGCACCTGGTTGGTCTCGTGGTCGTGGTCGACGCACCACCCTGCGAAGCCGATGCGCTTGGTGCTCGCCCAGCCCTTGCCCTTCGACTTCGCGCCTTGCATGCCGCTGCGAACGTAGTTGGTCGTGGACTTGCAGATCGCGCAGCAGTTTCCTTGCGCCTCTAACATCGCGGCGTACTGTTCGAGCGTCAGGCCATACTTCTTAAGACGGAAAATGAACTGGGCACGGTGTCTGGTCTCTGCCCATTTTTCGGGATTCTGTTCGGCCCATCGTTTCGTGGCAGCGGCGGTGATCTCTCTGCGCTCCGGCGTCGAATAGCGCGCAGCATTGATGGCTCTGCGGCGAGCTGGGTTCTCTTTCGCCCATGCGGTAGCGCGCTCGACCATGGCCTCTTGGTTGCGCTCGTAATATGCGCGCCAGGACTGACGTTTCCGTTCAGCGCGACTCAACTTGTACCGACCAGGTGGTCCAGCGAAGAAGTGCTCGGTCAGCGCGTCTGGTGCGATCTCGTAGCGATACATCGCTCATGCCTTTCTCAAGGAGCTTCCCGATGGAGAAGACGGAAGTACGTCTAGACTTTATAGCACACATCCAGAAGGGGAGCTAAGCCATGGAAAAGATGGTGGTTTTCCGTGACAACCAGGAGCTTCAAGCCGAAGACTTCCTTAACCAGCAGGGCTGGGTCCAGCAGAGCCTCGATCACGTCGTCCTTGACGCAATCAATCCCGCCAAGGCGTACAGCGGCTTCACACTGACCAAGGCGGCGCAGACGACGATCAAGACATCGCAGGGGCGGCTCTACAGCGGCGGCGCGGTGTACGCGCGTGAGGATGAGGTCAGCATCGACCTCTACAACCAGCTTCCCGTCACGGCGCGAAAGTATTTCGCGGTGGTGGCGTGGGGCCAGACGATCGATGAGGACATCCAGCCCAGAAACTTCCTGATCGACGCCGACACCGGCATGGCAGAGCCGCAATCGGTGGCAATGCAACGCACGCGCTACTGCAACATCTCAACGGTCGCCGGCAACGAGAGCGCCGACCCGCAGTTCCCTGGGGTGGAGGCGACCTACCTGCTGATTGGCTATGTGCTGTGCGATCCGACCGGGATCATCTCGTTCACGCAGGTGACGGACACCCAGCTCGACAACCTCGAGCTGGTGGCAGCGCGGCTCGCGCAGATGGAGGCTTGGCGCGGCGTTGCGCAGGGCATGATCGACACCCTGCGCACGGACTTGGCCAACCTCGCGAGCCAGATGCTGCTCTACACGTTGCTGACCCAGTTCCAGCAGTTGGTCGATCTGGTCAACGAACTGTGGACCTACGCGCACAGGCCGGAGGCGTTCCAGTGGTACGGCACCGACCGTTTCTTGGATGAGGACGAGAGCGATCTGGCGGCCAACGTGAGCGGGGCGTATTCGGCCCGGATCGAGGAGGGATTGCGTTTTCCGCCCGGTGGCGTCGGCTGGAGCGGCCCGCTGCAGCTCCTCAATCCAGCCGAGCGCGTGATCCAAGCGTTCGACGGGTTTGTGCTGCCCAAGCCCTCGGGCGCGCGTGTACGCTATGATTGTTCGTTCCCGGACAAGCCTTGGACACCGGTCAGAATTTTGACGTGGGGGTTCTGGAACTTTCCGGTGCGTCAGCTGACACCGTCACGCTGGCGGTTCCGGTTCGGCCCGAGTTTTGTGCCGTGGCCTGCGGCGAGCGTCTGGTGGTTCGAAGCTCAGCGCGATCCGACTTACCACATCCTTAGCTTCACGACCGAAACGTGGGAGCAGGTCGAGTGGCAGGAAACGATGATTCACAACGAGCAGAGCCTGTATTGGCCTCGCCATGGCTACGATCGTTGGAATCACTACTGGCGCGACTGGGTCGAGCCCCATCACTGGGCCAAGGTTTACACCGACTTCAGCCACAGCGGTAACCACGGCTGCCAAACGTTCTACAACGCGCAGGACGGCTGGCTTTCCGGCATCACGCTATTCTCGCATCGGCAGCTCTACCAGCCACTGTCGCTCATCATCTCGGGCTGCATGGAGGACGCCACACCAGACCAAGGCAACCAGTCGCTACGGCGTGCTGTGCTCGACGCTGCGAGCGTCCAGACCTGCTACGGCCAGCCGGTTTACGCAGGCGACATCATCGTCGAGGACGTGATTACAGTCATCCTGGGCGGCCTGTTCTGGATGAGCCTACCGACTTACAACGTGATCCCGACCTATGTCTGGCCAGTCCGCATCAACTTCCCGCCGGTGTTCCTGACGCAGGGCCAGCACTTCGGCATCCACGTCCACTCGACGTTCGATCACGAGTTCTCGTTTTGTGACAACGATGCGGCCTACCAAGTGTGCCAAGGCCATTTTTGGTACAACGACGGATCGACGTTCCGCGCTTGGTCGGGCGGTCCGCGCGTCATGCGGTTCCGGTTGCATTTCTGCACCTGGGGACGCTGGGGCGATCAGTCGAGCCCGGGCGGTCAGCTCCGCTACGAGATCAACCTTGCGCCGCTCCAACTCCCCGGCGGCATTGGCGGCGTAGACGTGCTTGCCGAGCACATCATCCCAGCGGCGTGCGATCTGCACTACGAAGTGATGGTGGACGGTGTGTGGCAAGCGTTCCAGCAAGACACGCCGGTCCTCGACGGCGGCGATCCGCTACTGCAGTTCCGAGTCGTCATTACGGGTACGACCGACCTGATGCCCGGGTTCTCGTTGACGAACAGCGAGGTCGAGCTGATGCGCGCGTCAGCTCCGACCGTGCATCACATCTCTAAACCGATCACGACTGCGAGCACTCAGCACGTCAAGGTGATCAGCAAGCTGAAGAACTACGTTGAGGCGCACCACGACCTCAGCGTCGCGCTGTACTACGGCGCGACCTACGACACTGGAGGCACGGCGCAGGACGAGTTGTTGGATGACGGCACGATCGTCCGCACGACGACATTCAGTCCGGGCGTTGGGGTCACCTCGTTCCGCATCATCCACAACGGCGCGAACGACGGCGTTGGAGCACCGTTCATCGTCGGCGAGCGCATCGCGTTCACGCAACCGCCATGAGCAGGAGGAGGTGAGAGATGGCAGCAGAACCAACCGGCTACAAGGTCACGGTCAACAAGTGGTTCAAAGCCCACAACGTGACATTCCGGCCGGCCGAGACTGAGGGGCAAAAGAAGGGATTCCCGGTCTACCGGGTGCCGCTGTCCGTCTACAACGGTACGACGGACGACGGCACGCCGTTCGCCGACTTGTGCGCTACCGCAGAGCCGGAGTACCCGCGCGAATGACGCTCAATGTCTCATATGTCAACGACCTGGAGGTTAAGTCCGAGCGGACGCCTATGGACAAGGCGTTCTATAACCGCCGGTTCAAGGCGCTATGGGATGAGCTTTACCGGCTCGACGCCGAGTTCGCTGGTTTTGGTCAGGCTGAAGACACGTTGATTCAGCTCGGGCTCGTACGCATCAACACGGTGCTCGGGCCCGCGCTAACGACGATTCAGGCGGCAGCCGAGCTTGGTTTTCTGACTTGCCGGGTGACGGGAGCGAACCATTCTCTCGTGCCGGGCGAGTTTGTCGGCTGGACGGTGACCGAAGGTGCCGACCTGTTCACGCCAACGCATTTCTGTCTGGCGTTGGACGAGACCGACCCGAGCAACTGGGGCATCCTCTCCATCGACCCGGATGGATGGCACTCTACGACCGGCGATCTTTCCACTCACGTTGTGTATGCTAGCAAGACCCAGACCAGCAGCCAGTGGCAGATCGCGGCCCATGCGGGTGTTCTTCCGGCGATGGAGGACCTGCTCGTCCAGTCGGTCGCTGCCAAGGACCAGTCAGTGGCGGCGATGAACACCGTCACTGCCGACATGGTGACGGTGCAGGGCCTGATCGACGCGGTGCAGTCCGGGCCGGTGGCCTCGGTGGCGGGTAAGACCGGCGCGGTCACGTTGATCATCGGCGACATCGCCGGCCTAGTGGATGCGCTGGCGTCGAAGGCGACGACCGGGTTCGTGACATCGCAGGTGTCCGGCAAGCAGAACGCGAGCGCCAAGCTCGACGCGTTCGTCAACTTGGTGTGGGCGGCGAACAAGGTCCAGTATTCGACCGGCGCGGGCACGCTCTCGCAGTTCGACATCACCGACTACATGAAGACGCTGATGGACGACCCGGACGTGAGCACCGCGCTCTCGACGCTGGGCGTCACCACCTACATGAAGACGGTGCTGTCGGCGCCTGATTCCGCCACCGCGCGCGGAGCACTGGGAGTAGCAGCGCCTCCGGACGTTCCGGTCAAGGCCTCGACCGCGACCGTGGCGGCCGGCACCGACGACGTCCAGTTCGCGACGGCGCTCGGGATCGCGAACACGTACACGCCGAAGACAGCGGGAATCAACACCCAGACTGGCACTAGCTACACGCTGGTCTCCGACGACAACGGGAAGATCATCCGTTTCACCAGCAACAGTGCGGTGAGCTGCGTATTGCCGTCCGGCGTCACGATCGGTCACAACACGATGATCGAGCAGTTCGGCACCGGGCAGGTGACGATCAACGTGGCGACCAACGCGACCCGCAGAGCGTTCGGCGGACGTTTCAAGCTGGCGGGCCAGTACGCGACCGCCTCGGTGTTCTGCGAGTTGAACAGCGATGGCAGCCATGCCGAGTGGAACGTGAGCGGGAACCTGATCTCGTGAGACCCGCGATGCTAGGCGTGCTTGCCGCGTCTCAGGGCATCGTCAGGACGATCAACGACGGCGGTCCGGCGGTGACGATCCCGGCGGGGGTCACGATGGTCGACATCTACCAAGTTTTTGCCGGCGCGGCTGGTCTCGCTTCTCCGAACGGGATCGCAGGAGGTGATGGAGGCGCGGGCGGGGGTTGCAACTGGGGTACTGGAATCTCCGTTGTCGGTCACACTACGATCGGCGTGATCTTTTCGATCCTGATTTGGGACGGTAGTTTTTCCAGCACCATCAGCCTTCCGAACAACACCGCAGGCGGTGCTGGCGGTGCTGCCAGCGGTGCCAACGGCGGTCGCGGCGGCGCTCCTGGCACCGAGCTTGGGAACGGAGCCTCTGGAGCCGCTGGAGGTGTTCCGGCATCCAACAGCGTTCTGTCGTCATACATCGGAGCTGGTGGCATCGGCGCTGTCGGAGCAGGTGCGCCGGGGAACGGCGGTGCATGGGGTGGTGGCGGTGGTGGTGCGAGCGCTGCGGGCGGCAACAACTTTGGGACAGGTGCTCCCGGCGGAGTGCTCCTAGTCTTTCGCTGAAAGGAAATAACAGATGACGCTCACCTACCTCAGCGAAGCTCTGCGCATCGATGGCGTTACCAGCATCGATGTTTCGGACATCGAGCCTGACGAGGAGAGCGGAGGCCAAGCGCGCCGCATCGAGTTCTACACCGACGATCTCAGCGTGCTGAACCGGCGGCCGGTGCTGACGGTCATCGTCTTTGCCGGCGAAGAGGAGCCACTCAAGATTCACACGCCCACGCTCTCGTTCTGAAGGAGAACGCCATGGCCACCACGACCTACATCTACTCGGTCCCGCGCCAAGCCGGACCGCCTCCGATCACGATCCTCGGCTACTTCTCCGGCACTCCTGTCCCAGCGATGCCGGTGTGCCGGGTACCGACGCCGGTTCTGCGCGCTGTGTCGGCACGCTGCTGCGTGACCTCGCCGTTCCTGCCGATGGGGCGCTGGTACGTCTCGCCGCCGTCCCGCTACGTGTTCCCGCCGGTTCTCGTCTACCGCAGGTAAAACGTCGTCTTCGGGCATCCAGGGCCGCCCGGCTTCCATCCGCACATCACTGAAGAGAAAACAGGAGTAGCCCCATGGCGCGCCCGACGTTCGGTTTAGAGTTTTTCCGCGTTAACGACCAGCCGCAACCCGTAATTGGTGCCAACCTTGACGTGATCGGCATTGTCGGACCTTGCGACACGGCGGACGAGCAGTTCTTCCCGTTGAATCAGCCCGTCCTGATCTACAGCAACGACACCGCGTCTCTCGCCAAGCTGGGCGATGGGTCCGGCTATTTCGACGGCTACATCGCCGACGCGATCAACGGCATCAACGCTCAGCTTGCCGACTTTCAAGTGGCGGCGCAGGTCATCATCGTGCGGACGCCGTACGGCACGCACGCGGACGCCAACATCAAGCTCCAGCAAACGATCGCGAACATCATGGGCCAGTCCGTGATGGGCAACGGCATCTGGGCTCTGCTCAAGGCTCCCGCGACGCTGTACTGCACGCCTCGCATCATTCTGACTCCCGGCTATACCGGCCAGATGGCCAACTCGCTGGAGACGCTGCGCACGACGACTCCTGGCAAAGGGTACATTCCGTTTGCCGAATACACGGTCACGTTCTCGCAGGGCGTGGGTGAGACCAATGGCGCGCAGATGGTGCTTCCCTCCGCGCACGCGGTGGCGAACCAGTACGGCGAAATCCACGACCTCGAGATGTTCATCGATGAGTTCGGCGCGTGGATGACGGTGGCACCGAACGCGGTTCTGCCAGCTGCTGACGGCGATCCGATTACAGCGGAGCGCGCCAGCGGCTCGATCATGTTCCAGCGCGAGCCCGGCATCGGCAGCACGATCACGCTCAATGGCACGATTGTAACATTCGTGAGCGGCACGCCGACCGGCAATCAAGTCCAGCTCGGCGGTGACCTGATGACGACGCTCGACCGGCTGCTGACGTTCCTCAACGGCTCAGCCGACACAGAGATCAACGACAATACGTACGAGTTGACCGCCGGCACGCTCCTGATCATTCAAAAGGCGACCGGTGAGGCTGGCAACGCTTACACGATCCACACGACGGTCACCGGGGCCTCAATCTCGGGCTCGCACCTGACCGGCGGCCAGGACGCGCAAGCGCCTCAGGACGCAGTGCTGGTGGCTACAATCGGGCTCGGTGCCAACCCGATCTGCTCGATGCTTCCGGGCGTGCTCGACGGCTTGATCGGTCACGCCATCGTGGAGAGCGCCGGCACCGGCCAGATCGCGGACCAGAACTGGCGGACGACGCTCAACCATCCACGGCTGATCGGCGTGTCGGGCGGGGTCAAGATCATGGACCCGCTGTCCGGCAACATCGTCGTGCGACCGCTGGCTCCGCGCGTGGCGGGGCTGATGGTGGCGGTGGACTTCTCGACGGGCTACCCGTTCCACAGTGCGGCAAACCGGCCGATCCAGGGCATCGTGGGGCCGGCGCGCACCATTCCGTTCTCACTGACGGATGGCGCCACCGAAGGTCAGCAGTTGCTCGCCTCCAACCTCGGCGTGGTGGCGCGCGGACTTGTCGGGGTGGAGAGTGCGATCAGCTCGGGCGGATTTGTCTTCATCGGCACGGACAACCTCGGGGACGACGAGCTCTGGCGCATGTACAACGTTTACCGGGGTCGCGATTACATCCACCTCTCGCTGATGCCTGCGCTGCGGACCTACCTCGGTCGGCAGAACATCACGCGCCAGACCATCAAAAACATCCTCGCCACGATCAACAACTTCCTCGGTTCGCTGGTCGCGCAGGAGCAAATCCTCGGCAAGCAAGTCACGTTCAAGGGCAAGCTCAACTCCGCAGAGGAGATCAGGCTCGGCCACTTGACCGTTGGGTTCGCTTGCGAAGAGGCGCCGGTGCTCAAGCGCATCACCACGATGAGCGCCCGCTACAAGCCAGCCATCGACCAGATGGTGCAGAGCCTCGAGCAGGAGCTGAATCTCGGCGTCGCTGCGTAGCGCGACCATCGAGGACGGGAGGAGGAGCCAATGCCGAATCCCGTCCTCGTCATGGACTACGCGAACCTGTTCTGCGGCTCCGCGCCGGAGAACGACAAGGCCAGCAACCATCTCACGCTGATGTCGGTCGAGCTTCCGACCATCGATGTCCAGTACGTCGATCATCGACCGGGCGGTTCACCTGTGGCGATCGAGGTCGACGTGATCATGGCGCGCTTCGAGATCAGGTTCGAGCTGATCGGGATGACGCGTCAGGTTATGGAGCTCGTCGGCAAGTACGTCGTCGGGGCCAACGACTTCTTTTTTTACGGCAACTGCCGCGACTACCTGACGGGGCTGACGATCCAAGCTGAGGCGATTGTACGCGGGCAACTCGGGCGGGTAGAGCCAGGAGCGTTCCGGCGCGGCAACGTGTTCAGCACGAAGTACCAAATCCGCGGTCTTACCCGGTACACGTTCAACCTCGCCAACCGACCGGTCTACGACTGGGATTTCTTCACCACGACTTGGTCGGTCGGCGGCATCAACCAGAACGGCGCGTCCACCGCACCGCTCGGCGTCGAACTAGACACCGCAAACAACACATAGGAGAGCACCGCCATGCCGAATCCCGTCCTGGTAATGGATTACGCGAACATGTTCTGCGGCTCGGGCCCTGCAGACGATCAAGCAAGCAACCATCTGACCTTGACCGAGGTGAAGCTGCCCTCGTTTGAGATGCAGTACACGGACCATCGCGCGGGCGGCGCACCGATCTACATCGAGGTCGGCACCGGCATGGCACGATTGGAAACGACGTTCGTCCTCATCGGCATTACTCGGCAAGTGATGCAGCTCGTGGATTCGTGGGTGCCGGAGCAGAGGAATTTTTACGTCTACGGCAACGTGCGCGATCAGCACACGGGGCAAGCGATCCAAGCCGCTGCGGCGTTCACCGGCCAGCTCGGGCGGAGCGACATCCAGAATTTCCGCAAGGGCGATGTGATGCACATCAACTATTCGATCCGCCAGATCATCCACTACGAGTTCGGTCTCGCGGGCGGGCTCGTTTATTACTGGGATTATTTCAATAACACCCGGTTCCAGGGCGGGCAGGACATGAACGCGGAGATCAACGAGAACCTCCACGTCAACAGTCCAGCACCCGAGTTCATGCTCAACAACTTCTCCATCCCGTTGGGTGGCGGAGCGTAACGCATGACGCTCGACATCCTGCGCAAGACCGGCGGCTGGTGCGTGGAGCTTAACCAGCCGCTCAAGCTCGGCCCAAATAAAGAGATCACGGCGATCGAGATCAGACCTACGACGGCCGATCAGATGATCCGTTGGGGCCAGCAAAGGATTCCGTCCACGTTGGCGCTGCTGTCAGAGTTGTGCGACGTGCCGGAGAAGGTATTGCGCCAGCTTCCCAGCGCTGACTTCGACCGGGTGATGATGGCGCTGATCAACATCATGCCGGGGGTGATGAAGGCCGACTTCGAGCAAGGCACGCGTCCGTTGGCAACGCCGGAGGAGGACTTACCTCAGCAGGAGGCGCACGTGCCGGCACCCGATCAGATCGATCCGCGGTTCCCGGCTGCGGACGGTCCGGTGGTGCGGATGCCGCCCGGTCCGATCCTTCAGCCTCCAAACAAGACGGCTGATGACGAGGCCGCTCAGATGAACGTGCGGCCGCCGATGGCGGCGCGGCCGGTGCACTGACATGGGCGAGAACGACGTAGACGTAAATCTACGCTTTACCGCCAGCGACGAAACTGGACGCGTCACGGATGACATGATCCGGCGCGCCCAGCAGGGCTCGCGCGCGCTGGAGGCTGCTTACGGGACACAGCTTCGTGCCATCGAGGCTATGGCCAAGCGTGCCGGCGTTTCGATCGATGAGATGTCTCAGCGGGTCGCGCAGACGGCCCAGCGCGGGGCGCAAGGCTTCAATACTTACGTCACGTCGGTCAACCGGGCTGTGCAGTCGACGCAGCAGTTCGGCACCACGTCCGCGACCGTGATGATGCAGTTCGGCCAGGGTCAGGCACATGCCTTCGCTATGGCCGGACGTGCCGCACAGCAGTACGGCACGCAAGTCCAGCAGGTGATGCAGCAGTCGAGTAGCGCGCTGCTCAACTACGCCAAGAGCTTCATTTCCGTCTACGCCGCAATCGACACCGCGAAGCGCGGGCTCACCGAGTTCGCGAACGTGTCGTTTGGAATGACGAGGATCGCACAGGAGACCGGAGCAACCCGCAAGGAGATCGAAGGCCTCGGCAAGCAATTCCACGCCTTGTCTGCGATCACCGGCGAGAGCGTCCAAGACATTTCGAAGTCGTTCCAGGACTTCCGCGCGGCGACCGGAATGGCGCTCGGTCCTGCGGGAGACATGTTCAACCGAGTGGCGCTGGCGGCACACGCGTCAGGCGTCGCGATGAATGACATGTCCAGCGCCGCCGTCGCCGCGATCCAGAGCCTCAAGGTCCCGATGGACGAGGTGAGCGGCGTGCTCGACACGTGGGTCAAGACGATCCCGTCGAGCATGATGGGCGCGTGGGCCGAGCTGGTTCCTCGCATCGGCGCAACGTTGCGACAACTAAACGTCAACGGCACAGCGACCGCGACCTCGCTCAGCGCAGCCTACGTTAACCTTGCCCAGAAGCTCGGCTCGAAAGACGCTGCCAATTCGCTGCAAGCGATCTTTGGCGACATGTCGAACATCAACACGATGCTCGGCAAGTTGATGCTCCCGACGATGGAAGGCTTGCGCAACAACAGCGACGCGGCCGCGCTGAGTGTCCAGAACCTGTTCGGCAAGCTCAAAGACATGGGCCTGTACGACGACAAGATGTCGTTGGCCCAGAAGTCCGTGCTGATGGATCGTCTCGGCGTCGACCAGACCAAGCTCGATGCGATCAAAGAGCTAAGCGACAACTTCACGAAGGTGCAAGAGACGGCGGCGAAGCTCGGCATCTCGGTCGGCGAGGTCAACAAGCGCATCGCGGAACTCAACGGCACGCCGCAGGAGGCGATGAACCGGCTCAACGCCGCTTGGAATCTGATGTACGAAAACATCGGCAAGGTGCTTGGCGGCTCGATCCCCGACCAGCTCGCGAAGGCGCTCAACGGTGTCGCCGACACGCTCGACCGGATCGTCAACGGGTTCAAGTGGATCAGGGAGAACGTTACCAAGACGGAGACGCCTGAAGGCCAGGAAGCGACGACAACGTCGCAAGACGCGCTTAAGCGCATGCAGGAGCAACAGGCGGCCGGGAAGACTGGCGGCGGAGCGCTCGGCGACTGGTGGAACAAGAAAGAAACGCCGATCACAGACTTCCTGATCGGAGGAAAGGGTCAGAGCTGGTACCGCCCAGCAGACCCAAAATCTCCCGAACAGTCGGCGCAGGACAAGGCCAATCAGGCCAAGCAGGACGCGCTCGACAAGGAGCTGAGGGACAAGGGCCTCTCTAAGAGGAAACCCGGTTTCGCAACCGGCGGCAGCTTCGAAGTTCCCGGCTCCGGCGGCACCGACACCACGCCGGTCGAGTTCATGGCGACCAAGGGCGAGCGCGTCGACATCACGCCGCAGGCCGAGGTCGATCGCTACGAAGGACTCCAGCAGGCGCAGGACAAGGCCGACCAGACCCAGCGCGAGTATTTCGCGCGCTTCCGTGACAAAGGCCGGCAGATGCAGCGGCTGGCCATGTTGGACCAGCGCATCGGTGCCGATGGCGGTGGCCTCGGAGGCGGCGCGGGCGGGCGAGGCGGTGGCGGCGGCGGTGGCGATCCTGCGAGCGGCACGAGGACGGGAACGGGCGCGCGCGGCGGCGACGGGAGCGGCACTGGCGACGGCAAGACTGGAACACCGGGCGTCGGCGACACGCCGCTCAACACGCCAGTCGGGTTGGACCCGGCGAGCGCGACCGGTCCGGCGGAATCGTTGGAGGAAGCCTACAAGCGCGGCTACCTAGTGCCGCCGGGTGGTGATGGTGCGACTTACGGCCTGGGGGACCGCAGCAACAAGAGCATCCCCGCATCTATTCGGTACAACAATCCTGGCGCGCAGTGGCCAAGCGCTGAGAGCAAGCGCTTCGGCATGACCGACCAGGGCGTGATCGGCGGCGGGAACAAGATCGCCGGATTCCCGACGCCAGTGCACGGGCTCGCATCCAACATAGGCCTCCTGAGCCGCAACTATGTCGGCATGACCGTCGGCGCGGCTATTCATAAGTGGAGCGGTGGCGGACGAAGATCAGTGCCTGGCTTCGACTCTAACGCCATCCTTACCAAGGAGATGGCGCAAGACCCGAAGTTCTGGATGGCAATGCACGGTGCGGAGAGTGGCCAAAGAGGTGGCCTCTCGATGAAGCAGATCGGCCAAGCGCTGGACATGTATAAATCCGGAAGCGCTGCTGCCTACGAGCGCGCCAATCCAGACTTCGTGGCAGCGAACAAGGGCACCGCCGCTGCGGGCGGTCCGGGCGCTCCCGGCACTACGACCGTGGCCGGTCTCAAGACCGCGCTAGAAGGCGCTCCGGCGGTCTCTGCCGACGGTGGCAGCATCATCACGAGTGGCAGCGGCGCACGCCATGCCGGTCTAGACGAGAAGCTAATGTACGCCGCCCTAAAAAGCGGTCTTCAAGTGCAGGTCGCGCATGGATTGGAAAAAGGTCACGCTCGCCACACCACGAACGCACCAGCTTATGATCTCGACCTTTATGATCCAGCGCTCAAGCGCAAACTAAACTCGAAGAACCCCGAAGATCAAAAACGGATCGCGGGGTTCATCGAAGACTCGGTGGCTGCGGGGGCTGGCGGTGTCGGCGCCGGGAAAGGTGATTCATACATGGGAGCGGAACGCTTCCATGTCGGTGGCGGCACGGACGTAGCCTGGGGCGCTGGCGGAGCGGGGGCCAACGCGCCGCCGTGGTTGCAACAAGCCTGGGCTCGCGGCATGGCCCGCCGCATGAAGCCGGAACAGCTGGCCGTTGAGCTTAAAAAGCTACGCGAGCAGCAAGCGCAAGCGGTAGCAGAAAAAACCAAAGTAGCCGGACCGGCGGGCGTTGCGTCCGATGTCGAGACACGTGCCGCAGCTCGGTACAAGGCCGCAGTAGAAGGGCAGGCCGCCCCAGCGACTCCGGCCGCACCGGACGACACGCCACTCATTGGCGGCAGGGCTGCTGGCAAGGGCGCGCGCGGGCGCACGTTCTCGCAGGAAGCTCGCCACATCCGCCGGCTGCCGTACGTAGCACCGGCAGGTGAAGGCAGAGCTGCTGGCAAGGGCATCGCGGCCAAGCCGATCACAGTGCGACCAGTGTCTGCGCCGGGCCACGAGGACAAGGCTGCGGGCAAGGGCGTAGCTCCGGCACCAGCCCCCGCCGCAGCAGAAGAGCCGGAGGGCAAGGCGGCCGGCGGTTCGATCGACGCTGGCACACCGTACATGGTTGGCGAGCAAGGCCCGGAGATGATCACGCCGTCATCTTCCGGCAGCGTGACCTCGGCCGGCAACACGCAGGCCATGATCGAGGCCATGCGTTCGCAGCTTGAGCGTCCGATCGAACCGGTGATCAAGCCGAAGGTCCAGCAGATGGGCCCGGCACGCCATCGTTGGACCCGCCACGCCTCGCAACAATACCAGCGGCAAGCAACGCGCGACGAGGCGCGCACGTCTCACACCGACCTGGGGTTCGAGTGACATGTCCACGAATTGGCGCAACCTGACCGATCCGGCGCTGCGTGGGCTCAACCTGCAGACATCCGACCCAAACAATCAAGGCGTCCTGTTTCTGTGGGGGCCGCGCATCGAGTTCCGGGTTTGGCCGATGAACATCCACGAGTATGACCACGAGTCGGACACCGACTGGGCACAGAAAGAAATCGCTGGAGCCGCGATCTACCGCGAGTGGGTGGGCGAGAACGACGAGGTGCTCTACCTGCGCGGCCGCTTGTTTCCGTACCGCATTGGCGGTGTGCCGCAGATCGAAGTGTTCGAGGGCAACCGGCGCGCTGGTCTGGCGCAACTGCTCATGCGCGGCGCAAATCCAACGACAAAGCTCGGCTGGTTCGTGTGCGAGAAGCTGGTGCGCGCCAACACGTTTCTGAGCGGCGAAGGACTTGGCCAGCAGATCAACTTCGAAGCGCAGATGGCGCGGGTGCCGACGCCGCAGGACCCGGACGGCTTGCTGTTTGCCCAGAACGCTGCGGTGGGGAACATCTGATGTTGGCCGTTATTGGTTACTGAAATATACTGGCTGTCCCTAAAAAGGAGACAGCAATGGCCAGACCAAAGGGTTCGAAGAACAAAAAATACACTGCTCTCGGCATCGACGCTAAGAGCAAAGAATGGATCGGCTTCCGGGATCATCGCAATAGTGCGAGGGCGCGTGGAATCCCGTTTCTGTTGACGTTCGACGAGTGGCTCTCGATCTGGACGGCTTCTGGCAAATTTCACCTACGCGGCCGCGAAAGCGGTTGCTACGTGATGGCCCGGTTCGGCGACCGGGGCGCTTACGTCGTCGGCAACGTCGAGATCATCTCGCATGAGTCGAATAGCTCTCAACCTCATTGGGGTAGGTCACCAGAGCACGTTCACACCGAAGCTTGGAAAAAGCAGCATTCGGAGACGATTAAGAAATGGGCCGCACAACCGAAAGTAAAGAGGATGTTGAGACGCGCTGGAAAGCGTGGGGCAGCGGTTCGTTGGAGCCGAGCCGATGGTGACGGGGTTTGAGCTCTACGTCATCGAGAGCGAGAACGTCACAGTCGACCTGATCATTTGGAACAGGTACATGGCGCGCGCTCCCGGCATGACCGAGCTGATGATGGACGCGAACCCGCATTTGGCGTTTGCGCATCGCCGCTCACCGTTCATACCGCCCGGTGTGTATGTGCGGGTGCCGATCGATCCTAGCCTTATGCTGGGCAAGCCGCGTTCGCTGCCGCAAGACAGCCTGTGGACCGACAGAGCTGGTTACCGACTGCGCGGTGAGATCGGCGGTCCTGCCGCTCCCGCCGCCATACCGGTACTGCCATGACCGACATCTACAGCACCGACCCAACGTTCCAATACGACCCGTTCAAAGAAGACACTCTCATCGGGCAGCTCGACCCGTTCATCGGGACGATCCAGCAGACCAGCCGGCTGCGCGCGTTCATCACCGTCACCGTGGACGGCGTGGACATCACCTCGAAGATCGAGCCGCACCTGATCAGCTGTCGGATTCTGGACAAGGACGTGGCGTCGGAGTGTGAGCTGGAGATCGACGACCGCGACGGCCGGCTTCCGATCCCGCCGCTGCTGGCGCGGGTGCAGGTGGAGCTGGGGTGGCGCAGCGAGCAGATGTACAAGACCTTCTCGGGCATGATCATGGACTTCGAGCACGGGTTCGGCCGCAAGCAGGGCGGCCGTCGCATGTGGGTCCACGCCAACGGCGCGAACGTGCTCAGCAGCAAGCTCAAGGAGCCGGTGCAAGACGGGCTCGGTGAGGGCGCACCTCCTGGCAAGAAGGAAGGTGACTTGCACGGCCTGCCGGATTGGCTGAAACAAATCACCAAGCACGCGGGCGTCAACGCTCAGATCAACGAGGCTTTCGACGCGTTCAAGCAGGACTACTGGGCGATCGCCAACGCTAGCCCGATGCACGAGGTCATGAACCTGGGCGACAAGTTCGGGTTCGTTCATCAATTCCATAGCGGCGATCAGGTCGACATCGAGAAGCGCGGTCAGCGCGGTGTGAGCTGCATCGCGCGCTGGCGCGACAACCTGATCTCGTGGCGGGTGCGGCCGTTCGCGGCGCGTGCGGCTTTCGCCGGATCGAAACAGCAGTGGTACGACACCAAGAAGGCTGGCTACAACCTGCTCACACAAGGCTTCGGGCAGAAGGAAGGCCCCGGCTCGTTAGCTGGCTCCAACACCCAAAATCCGGCGGCGGCTGCGACCGAGAGCGCGGCCCAGCAGGACAACCAGGGTGCGCAGGAGGCGTCCGACTCCTCGTACATGGGCAACGGCACGATCGTGATGAACGGCGAGCCGACCGCGCGGTGGAACAGTATGGTCCACCTGATGGGCGCGCGTCCCGGGGTCGACGGCCTGTACCTGATCACGCAAGCCGAGCACGTCTACTCGCGCACTGGCTACCTCACTTATTTGAGCGTGCTGCCGATGTACGGCGCGCCCGGAGGAGCAAATGTCGGCACCGCATTCGGCCTGCCGAAACCAGCACCGAACCAAGGTTAACTTGAGGAGATTTGAACATGGTTGCCAGCTTAGAAGATCGCGTGCTGGACTTTGGCCTCAACGTGCTCGACACGGAGTCGAGCTTCGTCAGCATCTGCAGCTCGGAGCCGACGAGCATTGGGATCGCGGCGACGTCCGGCTTGCTTGGCTTCAAAAACTGGGGCGCGGGCGCGGCATTCGGCAGTCCTAGCGCCGGCGCGCCAAACGGCCGCCAAGTGGCCAGCATCGCGGTGTCTGACGGCACGATCACAACGTCTGGCACGGCGAGCTGGTGGGCTGCTTATGCCGCTGGGACACTCCACGCACACGGGACGCTGAGCGGGGCGCAGGTTGTGACAGCTGGCAATACGTTCACCCTTGCGTCCTTCTCCATAAAAATCCCGGCATCGTAAGTCATGGCCAGCTCTCCTGGCTACCAACCGATCATCACCGAGCGGCACGTCCCGACCGGACTGACCGACCGGCAGCAGCAGGACGTGATCGACCGCGCCGTGAAAGAGGAGCGCGAGCGCATCCTCGACATCTTGCGTAAGGAACTGCTCGCGATGGACAGCCGAGGTGGCTGGGGCACCGGCTGGAGTTGGGACAAATGGCGGGCAAAGATGCTCAAGGCCATCAACGACATTGGTGGGTAATCGTTCTGGCGCTGCTGGTCACTCCGGCGCATGCACAGAACAAGGAAGATGTACCACCAGACCTGACGCTGCAGGACCCGGCGAAGACTCCCGGCAAGACACGGCCGCTAAGCAAAAAGACGATCTGCTCGACCAAGTGGGGCGTCGACAAGCGCTTTGTCACAGCAAAGATGAAGCTGTCTGTTTACCACGATTACGGTCTGAGCGGCCCCAAGGACGAAGCGTGCGAGCAGGACAAGCATGGACGGCGCTGCGAGATCGATCACCTGATCCCGCGCTCTCTCGGCGGCGCTGACGATGTAAAGAACCTCTGGCCGCAGCCATACGGCACAGCGCCATGGAATGCCTCCCGCAAAGACCGGCTCGAGGTTCGGGTAAGCAAGGAATACTGCAAGGGCCATCTGTCGCTGGCGAAGGCGCGACGGATGATGAAGGACTACCGCAAAGCATACATGCATTACTTTGGCGCGCCGCCGTAGTAGACAGGACTCGGTGATCGCGCCCTTGCGCCTTCCTCCGGGTGCGACCGCCAGGGAGCTGGTCCTCCCACACCTCTGGTCCAGCTCCCACCATTTCCCAACCAAAGGAGACTCACATGGCCGAAGGTGTTCCAGGCGATGCCACCCCGGAAGAAATCGACGAGAAGCTGTTGTGGGAGTTCAGGCAGCTCGGCGCGAACGGCGGCACAGTCTCGGCTGAGACAGCACAGGTGCTGATTAAGCTGATCGACGACGCCGGCAAGGGCCAGCCGCCTGATCCGGAAAAGGAAAAGGAGCGGGCCGAGGCCAAGGAAAAGGAGCGGGCCGAACGGCAGCGCGAAGGCGAGGAAGCCAACGCCGAAGCCGTGAAGCGGCAGAAGGAGAAGGACGACAACTAATGGCAGTCCACCACTTCACCGCCCCCGACCTGATCGTCACGCGCGGATGGCAACCGATCGGCACGTTCCCACGTGACGGTAGCGTGGTCGAGGTGAAAGATGCCGAGAACCACGTCGTGCAGGCGTTCTGGAAGGACGACGTTATAGCGGTCGGCGGCAAGATCGGCGACCTTACTCATTGGAGGAATCTAGAATAGGAGGACAGGCTTTGCACGGAACATCCAGGGCACCGATGCAGACGAAAACGGTCGAGACTCGTCATGGTCGCTTTACGATCTTCGACGAGGATGAGCTGGTCGGGCTTTCGCTCGCGACATACGGAGAGTACAGCGAGGGTGAGGTCGACGTCTTCCGCAAGGTCCTCCGGCCAGGAGATATGGCAATCGATGTAGGCGCCAACATTGGCGCCTTCACGATCCCGATGGCAGACTTGGTTACACCCTCCGGCCTTGTTTATGCGTTCGAGGCCAGCACGGCAAACGTGGTGCTGCTGACGGAGAACGTCCGGCAAAACCAGTGCGCCGATCTCGTAACGATCATGCCGTGCGCTGCCAGCGACAAGGACGGCACGCTCAAGGTCGACAAGCAATCCGCACTTCACGCCTATAGCCGCAAGGACATCAACGAGGGCGAGTTCGAGGTCACGTGCACGACGATCGACAGCCTGCAGCTCCCGCGCTGCAAGCTGATCAAGATTGACGTGGACGGGCACGAGCTCGAGGTGCTCAACGGCGCAGTAGAAACGATCGAGCGCTGCCGGCCGATCATCTACATCGAGAACGAAATCAACGAGAAGCGCGAGGCGATGGTCGCGTGGCTGATCGACCACGGTTACCGACTGTTTTGGCACCGGCCCTACCTGTTTAACATCGACAACTTTCGCGGCGACAAGCGCAACGTGTTCGGGTCGCTAGTCAGCATCATGAACGTGTGCGTGCCTGACGAGGCCGGCTATTCAGTCGAGGCGCTCGAGGAAGTGTCGGACTACCGCGACGACGACGAGATGTTCAACCGTGAACGCGCACGCTACCTCAAGTATGCCGATCGCGATCCCGACGATTTGCAGTCCCGGTGGATGGCTGCCCATTATTCCAACCTCATGCAGGATCGCGATTTTGCCCGCGAGTTGATCGACGAGAACCTAGCACGCAATCCCGACCACCAGCCAACGCGAGCGCTGCTCGGGCTGATGACGTTGCAAGACGGCGTCTACAACCGCGAGAGCTGGGAAGGCTACGAGATCAGGCACCGCCAGCCCAATCGCCACCAGTTCGGCGGCGACCGCACGTTTCCCGAAGGCGTCGAGCGCTGGGACGGAATTTCAACAGATCAGCCTCTTCTGATCTGGTCAGAGCAGGGCTTCGGCGACAACATCATGTTCGTGCGGTTCTACGAGCATGTGCTCCAGCGTGCTCCCAACGCGATGCTGGAGTGTCGGCCTGAGCTGTACGAGCTGTTCGATCAGTCTGGTATTGGCCTTAACAACAGCTTCCAGAACCGGCTGTACCGACTTGGTCGCTCCCTTCCTCCCTATTCCCTCCAGCTTCCGCTTCCCTCCGTTCCCTGGGCCATCGGTGCGACCCGCGAGATGATCGTGGTTGGGGACTTCTACCTCGAAGCCGACCCAGAGCTGGTGGCCAACTGGCGGGGCGAAGGCCACGTCCGGATCGGGCACACGCCCGAGGGTCCGCTGCATGGGGCGCGGATCGGGCTGTGCCACAAAGGCAGCGCCTCGAGCGAGCGGCCATACACGCGCGACGTGCCGAAAGAGCTTCTGATGCCGCTGGTGCGCAAGTGGGGGCCAGTGTTCCCGCTCGACCAGCAGGGCCAGTTCGACAGCTTCGCGATGACGGCGGCGGCGATCAAGGCGCTCGACCTGATCATCACGGTCGACACCAGCATCGCGCATCTTGCGGGCGCGCTTGGCGTGCCGACCTGGCTGCTGCTGAGCTGGGACCCAGACTTTCGCTGGGGGCTCAAGGGCAGTCAGACGATCTGGTACCCGAACGTTCGCATCTTCCGCCAGCCGCGATTCCGCGACTGGCAGTCCGTGATCAACACCGTGATGGTAGAGTTGGAGCGATTCCCATGGCCGCGATGACGATGGACGAGGGCATCGAGCTGATGCGGATCATCAACAACAACACCGACGTTCAGACTTGGACCAAGCCGCAGATCAGGGCGGCGTTTCAGTCGATCGAGGACCGCGTGTTAGCTCCCGGCACCAAGCAAGCGATCGCCAACGACATCGAGGCGGCAGCTCCCGGCGTGTTCAATGCGCAGATGAAAGAGATGCTGTTCATGGCGTGGACGACGATGTACGCGCGCAGGCAAGGACTCAAGGTCTGATGGCTACTCATCGCATAAGCATCCTGCAGGCGGTCCAGCCCGACAACACCGGACGGTGTTGGGTTGAGCCGTACGACGTCGCCGCCACCAACGACATCTGGAAGCACGGCGTCATCCGGCTCGCCAACCCGGCGACCAACAATCACGGTTGGTACGGCATCTTCGAGGTGCCGCAGAACTACGTCTCCGCCGCCGCGTTCAAGCTCAACTGGACGACGACCGCGATCACCGGCAACGCCGCGTTCCGCCTCACCTACCGCATCGTGACCGGCAGCAACACAACCTCGCTCGACCAGACATCGCAGACCGAGCAGGTAAGCAGTACGACCAACGCCGCGCCCGGTGCCGCCCATCGCAAGATGGACGCGACACTTGCGGTCACGGCCGCCAACTTCTCTGCTGGCGCGCTGGTCGAGTACCTGATTGAGCGGTTCGACAGCGCCAGCAACGACACGTGCGCCGCCGACATCACAGTCCATAACGCTAGTTTTGAATATGCGGACGTGTAGTCCGTGGCGATCGACTTCAAAACCGGGAACCTAGTTTTCGGTAGACCGACGGCGACGAACGTCCCCGCCTCTGTCGAACCACTCACCTTGGCCGGATGGTTGTCTTTCCCGGCGACTCCGACTGCCAACTCAAACGGCTATTGCATTGCTCTCAGCAGCGATGCCACGACGCCTTCATTCTTTATGCTCAAAGGTGGGACGGACGGGAGCAACAACTTAAATGCGCTGGCGGTGGTCGCTGCTACCAGTGGATCGCCGAACCAAACCGTAATCTCGACGTCGAGCGGCATCGCGGCTGCAGCTAACGTGTGGTTTCACGTCTGCGGCGTATTCACCTCAAACACGGCTCGCGCGGCTTTCTTGAACGGCGGCTTCAAGGGCACCGGCGCTACCAGCGTCCAGCCTCTGAGCATCACCGTCACAGCAATGGGCGGCCTTTGGGTTCCATCGTTCACCATCGCGTCCGGTGATGCGCTTCTTTGCATGGCGGATGTTGCCGTCTGGAACGTGGCGTTGACCGATGCGGAGGTGGCGGCGCTTGGGCGCGGAATGTCGCCGCTGTTCGTGCGGCCATCCGCGCTGCAAGCGTACTGGCCGCTTGAGACCATCGCGAACGCGGGTTTCAATCGTGTCAAGAACGGCGTTGCCGACCGCACGCTGTCCCCCGTGGGCAGCTCGCCCGGCACCCTCACACAGGGGTCGAACGTCCCTCCGGTCACGGCCGACCGCTACTACTGGCGTCCTGTAGGCTGGCGTGGCACTCCTCGGCCGGTCACGGCCGTCGCGGTGACCGCGAGCAACCTCGCGGTGTCTAGCCCGACCCTGGACGCGGGCACAATCACCCAGGCCTACGCCCTGGCTGCTACAGCCCTGGAAACCGGGTCTCCAGCGGTTGGAGCGTCCGCCCTTGCTCAGGGCCACGCTCTCACGGCAAACGCACTGGCGGGCTCCGCTCCGGCCCTAGGAGCGCCTTTAATTGGCCAAAAGCACGTCCTGGCGGCCAACCCGGCTTCCGCAGGGTCGCCAGTCCTAGACGTTGCCGTATTTAATCAGAAGGTCCCGCTGGCGGCCGTTGCTGCCTCTGCCGGCGCTCCTGTCCTCGGCGTCCCGGCTTGCGGGCAGTCCTACGTCCTGTCCGCAGCTTCGCTGACGGCTTCCGCTCCGACCGTGGGCGTTGCAACGTTCGGGCAGTCCCATGCTCCCGTCGCTGTGGCGCTCGCGGCCGGTTCTCCAGCCATCAGCTCGAGCACGCTGGCACAGACGCACATCCTCAGCGCATCGAGCCTCGCGGCTGGCGCTCCGGCGCTTGGGACCGGGACGGTCGCCCTCAAGATCAATCTGCTCGCGTCCAACTTGGCCGTGTCCGCTCCCACGGTCAGTGCCGCAACGATCACGTCGCAGCGCCACGCGTTTCAGGCGTTCAACTTCTCGACCATCTCGCCGTCGTTCGGCACGTTGGTCCTGAAGCAGAAGCAGGTAATCATCGCGACTGGCTTGGCGGCAGGGTCGCCGGTCATCGGCGTGCCGGTTGCCTCTCAAGGCGCGCCGCTGTTCGCATCCTCGATGGCGGTCGGGCGTCCGACGATCCCGGTCGCTGTACTGAGCCAGAAGTACCCGATCTTCGCGCCGCGTCTGACGAATCCGAGTCCAGTCATCGGCACGCCGAAGCTCGGGACAATCGCGCCGCCGCTGGTGGCTGCTGGGCTGACGGTCGGCTCTCCCGTGATCGCGCAGCCTGTGCTCAAGCGCTCCCACATCCTGGCGGTACTCGACTTCGAGACAGGCCGGCCGCAGTTCTCGCAACCGGATGCTGAATGGCTCGCGCCGCCGATGGTGTGGCTGACAACGCGGGTCAAGCGCTGGTCTCGCGATCCAAAAGCCGAGTTCTACGACGACGACGACACTCAGTTCGGCCGGCCGGTTAAGCAAGCAATCTTCGCCAACCTGAATGATGAGATCGAGCTGACGCTGTCGAGTGGTACGTTTCCCGGCCGCACGGCTCCCGGGCGCGGTCCCGCTGAGGAGATCATCCCGGTCAAGCCGCTGTCGATGGCGGACAAGAAGCTGCAAATCGACATGTCCGAGGTCGAGCAGCTTCGCGCGGACGTAGCTGCGCTGACGGCAGTTGTGGCAGCGCAGCGTGCCGACTTCGAGCGGCTTTTGCGTCAGACGAAGACGTTCATTCCGCGCGATTTGACGGTAGGTGCTCCAGTGATCGGGACGCCTCGGGCATCCGTCACGTTGCCAGTGGCGACTGGCTTCACCGCCGCCTCGCCGACGATCGGCCGTCCCATGCTCGTTAGGATTCCGTAATCAACCGCCTTGGGTGGCGTGGTCCATTGCCCTGGCACGTCCCCTTGGGCCGGGGCCCGGTTTTCTTTCTAGCAGCCGGGTCCCGGTTTCCCTCTGACAGGAGTTCACATGGCGCGGATCGCCGAAGGGCTGGGCACACTCCGCTCGCAAATACAGGCGCGGGTCCCAAAGGCACCTAAGAACGAGTTCGGGTGGGTCGCGTCCGACGCGCACTCGCAACAGAACCCGAGCTCTGACCACGAGTCAGACTCGCGCGGCATCGTTCACGCTCTCGACATTCCCCACTACCCGGAGCTGGGGCTCGACACTTACAAGCTGTTCGACCATTTCCGCGCGGTGAAGGACCCGCGCATCAAATACATGATTTCGAACAGGAAGATTTTTGGAGACGAAGCCTACGGCAAGCGCAACGGCCGCAAGGCGTGGACGCTGTACCCGTACAACGGCGCGAACCCTCATGACGAACATACGCACGTCAGCATCAATAAGGCGCTGGAGGACGACGCGAGGCCGTGGGACATCGGCAACGTGGGCCAAGGCGTAGACCCAAACGCGCCGCCGCCGCAGGTGCTGCCGATCCTCAAAGATGGCAGCGAAGGCGCACTGGTCCAATGGGTCCAGCTCCTTGTGATGACAGACGGCGACTACGGCCCCGCCACCGAGGCTGCGGTCAAGCGCTTCCAGCGCGAGCAGGGCTTGGTCAACGACGGCAAGGTCGGCAAGGCCACCTGGGACGCACTGGCCGAGGTAGCGAAGGTGCGAGGCATCCCGTTGCCCAAAGACTGGCCGGGTGCTCCGCAGCCGCCCACAAACGAGGGACCAATCGTCATCGATCCGCCGCCGATCGTCATTGTCGATCCGCCGCCCGTCGATCCACCTCCCGTCATCATCACGCCTCCACCTGTCGGCCCGAAGCCAGTCCCGCCTGAGACGCGGCTCGAGATGGCCGAGCAAATCCTCCAATACGAGGCAAGGCGTGACGGTAGCGGACGGCTCGTCGTGTACGATCTGCCTGCTGGAGATGGCGGCGGCGACTACGAGGTTGCCGGCATCAATGAAAAATACCATCCAGTCGAAGCGGCTGAGCTGCGCGCGCTGATCAAGGCCGGCAAGCACGCCGAAGCTGAAGCGCGAGCGCAGGAGATCATCGCGACATACACAGACGCGGCGGCGAAGTGGCACGACGATCCTGGGGTACAGTTTTTCTTGCGAGACAGCGTGTTCAATCGTGGGCCGACCGGGGCGATGCGGATTCTCCAGCGTGCCGTTCAGGTCAAGGACGACGGAAAGTGGGGACCAATCACGCGAGCTGCCGTAGAAGCAATGACGCCCGTCCAGCTGCTGTCGCGCTTGCGGGTCGCGCGCGAAAACTACGAGCGCGTGGTAGTAGGACGCAATGAGTCGTCGCAGTTCTGGAAGGGGTTGGTCAATCGGTGGGACAATGCTCTCGCCGCGGCCGGTAAGTTTCACAGCGAAGCAGATCAAGGAGAAGTCGCATGATGGGCCTCAGTCTGACGACATTGCTGCCGCTGCTGTTGTCGATGTTGGGACGCGGCAAGCCAGCGGTGGAGCTTCCGATCAAGGAGGTGATCGACATCATCGGCTCCCTTCCGCCGCTGCAACAGGACGAGGCGGTGGAAGTGATCGACATTGCCAAGGCGCAGCAAATGTTGAAGGACCTTGGCTTCGATCCGGGTCCAATCGACGGGAAGCCGGGAGCGCTGACGCGAGCGGCAGTGACCCAGTACCAGAACTCGCGGATGCTGGAAGCGGATGGCCTGCTCGGTCAGAAGACATGGGCGAAGCTCCTGGGGGAGCACCGAACCCAGGGGGCGGGTGGAGCATGAACCCCGCCAACAACGCGCAGATCAGTGGCCCGCTTGCCGCGTTTCTGCCGCTCGCGACCGCTGCGCTCGTCGGCTATGGCATGGACGACAACACCGCTGGTCTTATTGCCGGTGGGGCGATCATGTTGCTGGCCGGCGCTTGGCAGTGGTGGCGCGGCCGCCCGGTGAAGATGGCGCAAGAGCTGGTCGACCGCGGCGCTGTCACGGTCCAGACCAGCACCAGCTCGCCGGAAGATCTCAAGGCCGCCGCTTCCGACCCGAGCGTGAGGGGAATCGAACCAGCGAAGCCTCCGACATTTCGGACGTGATCCACTTCTCGACGCAAGTGTCGCAGAACGCGGCGCTTGCGCCGTTCTCGCGGAACAGCGCCAGCGGCGTGTCCGGCAGTCCGCCGTAGCAATAGGAGCAAATGCTTGGCGGCGGGCTGTTCGGCGCGCTCCACGCCACCAGTCGCATGTCGAAGCCGTCGCGAAACTTCAGTTGAGGCATTTCGCTCTCCTAGTGGTAGGACTTCGGCAGCTCGTCGTCGGCCAGGGTGATCTGTATTTCAGGAGGCAACGTTCCCTCCTTCTTCATTTGTTCGATGACGGACAGGAGCGCGCCCTGGAGCATTGTCCGCATGTTGGCGGGCGACATCGCTTCCATCGCGGCGTTTGACGCAATGAGGCTGTTGGTCTGGTCTTCGGCCAGTTGTTTCAGTTTGTGAATCGTCGGCAGGCACGAAGCGGTTCCAAGGCAGAAGCCTGCAACGAGCCAATTCGTCCAACTGAAATACCCTGGAAACGCAACGGCCGATGCAACATTGACCGCTCCGAGAGCAACGTTGAATGCGATTAGGATGACATGGAGCCTTGGGTGGTTGTAGAGCCATTTCATCATTGCCAACCTCCTCCTATTCATTTTTCAGCGGCACCTGACAGCCGGCGAGCAGCGAGCACAGCAGGATTACCGCACCAGTCAGCACGACGATTGCACAGATGATCTGGATGCGGCGGTTGCGCTCGTACGCGCTCTGCACACGCCGAAGCTCGGCGACGTATTCGTCGCGGGTCATTGTCGTCCTGTTGCGATTGTAGTGCTCCTGCGCGCGCGCGATCTCCGACCGCGGTCCGTCTACCATCCACTTTCCCCACTCGATCAGCCGGCCCATGGGAGTCGGCCTCCAGACTTTCCAGCTCATGTTGCCAGCCTCTTCGCCGCCACGATCTGGCTGACGATTTCGTGGGCGACGTCCAGCGCTCCGATCACGACCTCTCGTTCCTCCAGAGTGAAGTTGACGCCCTCATACCAGTATTCGTGTTTGAGCTTCACGAGAGCGCTCTCAACTAGCTTCAGTTTCTCCTCGACCTTCATTGCCCTTCCTCCCTTGCTGACGGTTCACGTCGGCACCTCCCAACCGTCTATGGCCTTGCGGCACTCCACCCACACTTGGACTGCCTTCGTGACGCCGGTCCGCGCCCGGTCAGGCTGGCCGGACGGGTCCTTCATCCACACGCTGAACAGGTTGACGACATAGATGCGCAGCGCCTCGTCCAGCGCTTGGTTGAGCACGACCTTCAGTCGTTCTTCGGGGGTTCCCGCGAGGGCGGCTCCGAGTCGTCTGGTTGACTTGCTGGCTGCGACCATGGTTCGGCCTCCTGCTTCTCTGCCATGACCATACCCCGCACGTGTTGGAAGCGCAGGATTGTCGGGTCGCCGGCCAGATCGTACGCCTCCTGGTCATTCAGCTCGCGCAGCGTCATGTCGTCCGCGAACGCCATCAGGTGTCCGCAGTGCATGCAGATCGTGCAGTTGCCGGGCTCGGGCTTTTCAGCGTCGCCCTCGATCCTGGCGGCAGAGTCAAGCTTCTCGCCGCAGCTCAGGCAGGTGTTCTCAGGTACGCGGAACGCATCTGGTGGGGGCTGCGACGGGCGGCCGCCCCCTGGACCGGCGTCATCAACAACATCCCCGCCGCGCTCGGGGGTCTTTTTGCCGCGCTCGCGGATCAAGCGGGCGATCGTGGCCGAGGCCGCGGAGCCGCCATGGCTGCTGCTCGGGTCGCTCCACAGCTCGCGCTGCTCGTCGGCGATCTTGGCGCATTCCTCGCGCTCGGCGGCGATGGCAGCATCACAGCGGTGAGGGCAGTCGCTGTCGTGAAACTCGTCTTCGACTTCATCCCCGTATGTGATGCCACCGCAGTGCTCGCAGACTTTCTGTGTCTCGTTAGTCATCACTCGCCCCTCTCGATTTGAGCGGCTATTTCAAGCGCGATGCGAGGACCGTGAGGGTCGATCTTGCTGAGTGTTTTAGCAATGTTTGCACACCGCTCGCGCTCGGCGGCACGGACCTTCGCGGCCAACTCTTCCATCGTAGTGATGAGCTTCTGTTCGTCTACCGCGATTGTCATCACTCGCCCTTCCTGATGGCGGCGGCCTGTTGCTTCAGCAAGTCAGAAACCGAATCACGTCCCCACACTCCCCGGTGACGCGGGTGCAAAACTTCTTCTGCCTGTCGTTCAAGTGATGCTGCCCACCGCTCGCGCTCGGCTTTCGCAGCGTCCATCAAGGCGCTGGTGGTGCGAGAGATGCGGTCCAACACAGCTTCCTGCAGGCAGCACGCCTCTGCGGTCATGCACGCGCACTGACCGCCATCGAGCTTCACGGCGATGTCCTCGCCGGTTTTCTTGCAGCGAACCACTGCAGCTCGGCGTTGCGTGTCGTCCATCGCGTTCACCTTATTGTCGCGGTCAAGCTCGCATGCTGGCGTGCGCTTCAACGGATCGTCATTCATCGCGTTCACCTTCTCGAACAGTAGTTTCCAGGCTCTGCGCTCCTCTGTGTCCATCGTCTTTCCTCCACAGAACATCCTCGGGATCAGCGCGCCGCCGTCAGGACCGATCACCAGCATGTTTGCCGCTCCTGAGCCCCCGGCTTGCGCCGAGGGCTCTCGTCGTTTTTGGTCAGGCGTAATGCACGTCGTTGTTACCGAGACTGGCGCCAACGACCACCACGACGCTCGGGTCGTTGTGGATGTTGATGATGTTGTTATTCGAGTGGCTGATGATGATGACGTCGACTACGTTCACGTTCGTATTGACCGTTTGTCCGCCACCTCCGAACAGGCCGCTGAACAATCCAGAGTGCGCGTCGTCGTGTGCGGAGATGGACGCAAACAAGTGCGGGTTGTTCGTAATGTTGATGAAGTCATGGTTGGAAGACAGGACGCCTACGCTGTCGAACAGGCTGACGTTCGTGTTAATGGTTTGCTGCGATGGGAAGTTGAAAAGTGACGGTAGAGACATCTAGTGCTCCTGTGCTTGCGAGCCCGGAAGTGGGTTCGCTCCCTTTTCCCCCTCTCCGGAGGAAACCTAAACCTGTTCTCCGTTCCTTATTTTCTCGATGATGTCGAGCAACGGCATGTTTTGCAGGACGCCATAGACTTGCAGCAACGTGATGCAGCGCTCGCGCTCTGTGATGACGGGCCCGATGTTCAGCAATGACTGGAAGCGCGCCTCGGCCTTGTCGCGCTGCTCGATCAACTCAAGAAGCATGTCGCGTGCCTTCGTCATCGTCTCGATCACGTCGCGCCGTTCGGTGTCGCTGATCATTGGCCCCTCCTCCGTCGCCATCGTGCGAGGTCGTTGCGCTGCTTGGCAGTCGGGAGCTTGACCTCGATCTCCTCCCCCGATTCCTTCTGCAGCTTCATTTCGTCCATCGCGCACGGCATGCAGAAGATCAGGTCAGCGGCGGGCGAGGACCGCGCCACCCACACCTGAACTTCACAGCGTTTGCAACGAGCGCGGCGCGAGAGGAGTTGGGGGTAGGGCAGATCGGCTACCCGTTGGCACGCGAGGATGCGAGGGCCTTCGGTCATCGCTGCCGCTCCGCTTGGTGCGACTTCGCGTGCTCAATCATCTCTGGGAAGGTCACGGTCACGTACTTATTCTTCAGTTTCTTAGAAGGTTCTGTGACTGGGAAAATAAAGCGCTTGCCGCAATGCAGGCATCTATAAGTCCACTCATCTGCGGTTTTTATGACTTCAAATCCATCGAGGGCGTGGTTGAAAACCATGTCCTTTATTGCGGTGATTACGCGATCTTCTTTTTGCTTCATCGCCGCCGCTCCGCCGTGCCGGTCATGCGGCCGGAGCCGTCCCGGAACGTGGTCGTACCGTTGCCGTTGGTCGTGGCGGTCCCGGTCAGCCTGCCGCTCGAGTCTCGGAATGTCGTCGTGCCATTCGAGCTGCGCGTGGCGGTGCCGATCTCGCGCCCACTCGCGTCCCGGAACGTCTGCCCGTGCGCGCGGTATGCCATCGCCAGCATGAACAAGGCTGCGAGCAGGATCGCAGCCGCGCTAAGGCCCAGCACCTTCATGGCCGTGGTCCAGTCGCCTGAATCCAACGGAGATTTGTCGGCGTTCATTCGGTTCCTCCCTTGCCGGCTTCCCTTGAAGTTCATTCATCCTCCTTGACGTGCGGGTGCAGTGACGAGTGCGGCGACGGCTGATAGGTCACGCCATCGTAGGTGAAGCCCTTACCGGCCTGCCATTCGAGGTTGGTGAAGTCACCTCCGTCTGTGATAATCACACGCTCGACCTTGCCCATCTTGACGGCGAGGCTAGTCGTGTAGTGCGCGAACGCCTTTACTGCTTCCTCTGGCCCGACCCAACGCCGCACGTACTCGTATTCGCCGTTGTCAAAGAACTGGCACACGCTGAACTCGCCCTGGTAGTCGTCCTCGCTCATCGCCGATTCTCCATGCGCGCCGCCATGTGGTGAACCATTGTCCGAACAAGTTCCTTCTGCGTTCCCGGATTGCTCGACGCACTCGTGATCAGATCGGCCAACACTTCGGCCGTGGCCTGCGCACACAGCCGGAACATGATCTTCTGGTCGACGAACGGACGCTGGTGGCAGTAGTTGATGATCGCCGTGTTAAGCTGGCGCCGGAGCTGGTCGGTCATGCTCATGACTTTCCCCGGACGCTGGCCTCGATGGCGGCCACTGTGAGTTCTGTGACTGTCTTGACGATCTCGTCGTCCAGCACCCGGCCCGGCGTCGCGTGCTCGGAAAGCACCTCGCGCACGATCTTCTCGGCAACCGCCAGCCGTTCCTTGTGCGCCATGGGCTGCAGGATCGCGGCCCGCATGTTGTAGCCGCGCTTGATCACGTCAGCCCCTCCCGCCGAACGTAATTTTCCATCTCAGAGATTGATTCATGGCCGTACATACCGACGCATGCAGGGCACAGGTTGAACGGTGAGTTGGCCAGCCTGTGGCGCAGGTGGGGCTCCAGCTCGTCGTAGGCCTCCATGTTCTTCCAGCCCTCGCTGTTTGACGAAACAGATGCCCTGGTACTTGTTCGTGATCATAGTTCCCTCCCCAACTCGATGATTGCCTCGATGTCCTGCGCGTCGATGATCCATCGCACGCAATGGCACCCGCCCATGATGAGGCGAGGCCCCAACACCATTTTCTCGACTGCGACGACGACGAGTCCTGTGCCGCCGCAGTCGATGCAGTCCTTGTCGATCTCCCTGCGCATGTTTCCCCTCGAA